AAACTTATTCCAAGAGATATTGAGCCTTGACCTTTCATTGCTCCCATTACATTATTGCCTTGATTATTTAACTCTTGTATAAGTCTTGGCTCGGCACTATCTCCAATAATTAAACTATTACCAGCACAAGATTTATTTATTTCTGCTATCTGACTTGTTGTTAGTTTTGGTTTATATAAATGTTCTTTTATCCATATTAGCTTTTCTCTTTTATCAATAGCCACTTCAATAAGCGTAGTTGGATCTATACTAAAGCCATAATCTTGACCGAATATAGTTTGCAGTCCTTTTGGATTAAACTCTCCATATTCCCAATTTGTGAAAACAACGCCCTCTGCTTTTTCTAACCAAGAGCCATTTATTATATGCTCATATTTATTTGGGTTTTTTGTTTTCATTCTTTCAACCTCATCTAAAAAAGACTGGTCTAAATGCTTAATATTATCCAAATAAGTAGTGTGAATATAAGTGACATTATTTTTTTGACCATTCCAACCAGCTTGGACTCCAGCATCTTCAAAAAATCGTTTATATATCCAATGTTCTTTTGTAGCTGGATTGAGTATTAAAATAACTCTGTTTTGTGTTCCCTTTGTTCTTAATGATAAGTTTATTTTGTCAAATAGTTTTTCGTCAAGCATTTCTTCTGCTTCGTCTAATATCCAAGTAGTAATTCCTTGCAAAGATTTAAGCGATGCAGTCTGGTCGCCAGAAGATGTCTTTAATCCTTTAAATATAATTTCGCTACCAGATGCTTTATTTTCTATTGTTGTTCTGTTAATATCAAAAACAGATTGCAAATTTAATAACTCTATTTTCTCTTTAAATTCTGGAATTATACTAACGTGAGCCGAAGATAGTGTTTGCCTCGTAAATAGCACCTTATGGTTTTTCTCAAGGCTTAATAAAGCAATAAAAGTGTTGACCGAGAATGATTTTGTTGCACCTCGCCCTCCAGTAACTATAAAAAACCTTGTATCGTTTTTAAATAAAGGTTTAAATTTATCATTCAGTTGTATCAAACTTTATTAAGTCTTTTATATTAAATCCACTTACTTCCATTTTTGTTTCTTGGTCAACTTCTATTTTCTCAATATAGCCTCGTTTCTTTCCTTTGGTTTTTAAATAGAATATTGTTGCACTTGTACTGCCGTCTTTTATCTGTTTATGTAATTGGCTCTCTGCAAAGTCTAAAGCTACATTTCCAATGTCTTTAACTTGCTTTGAAAACTGCTCGTCTTCTTTCAACCAAGTATAAAATTGAGTTCTGCCTACTCCAGCATTTTTACAAGCCGTTGTTACAACTCCCAATGATTTTTCCAACGCCTCAATAACTGCTTTTTTATGTTGTTCAGTTTTGTTCATTTTTTATGGTGTTTAATATTAATTCTAAATTCTTTTGACTTTCTTTTTTATTGTTATTATTTAAGATTATAGGCTTATGTTTTTCAATTATATTTTGAATCTTTGTTTGTTTAGATTTTTTAAATTTTTCTGTCTGGTTATCTTTCCTATCAATATGCCTTTTTTCAATAATATCTTCATCTACTTTTAAAACAAATATATCGCAATCAACTTTACTAAATAAACTACTATTAAATAATCTATCTCCCTCAAATATAAATGTAGCATCTGAAGTCTTATTTACGAGTTCTAAAAAGTCTGGTTGTACTGCCATACTTAATTTATCTGTTCCACTAAATAAAGAGTTGTCGTATATTCCTATAATATAAATATTAGATTTATTGTTATATAGACCTCTGACCAATTTATACTTAAAAGTTTTTAAAGGTAAATAGTTTTTTATTATTTCTCGCATCATAGTAGTTTTACCAGTAGCTGGTACTCCTCCAATTGCAATTACTCTTTTAGCCATTTCTTATCATAAGTTTCATTTCTAAAATCCCAAAGTACGCTCCAATCAACTCCATTTTTTACATTTAATGACATTTTTTCTATTTCTTTTCTCTGTCTTTCTATATAATAACCAACGTATCTTTTACCTTTATTATATTTTTTAAAGGCACACAAAGTTGTTTCTATATTCCAAATATTTGTATGTTCAATGTCTAATTTTTTTATTTCAGAATGCAATTCTTGAAATTTGTATTGGAGGTAATTTATATGTTTTGGCTTTAATTTTTTTTTGTTATTATGCGTATCTAATTCATAATTTCCTAAATGATAAACTAAACCATTTCTGCAACTTTCTGCATTTTTTAGATCTAAATAAGTTGGCTCTAATTCGTATTTTGTTAAAACATTAATCATTTCTAAATATATAAACATTGTAAATCTTCCAAAATTTTTAATTTGCATTAATTCTTTATAGCAGTTATCATAGGTAAATTGTTTTGTTGGTTGTTTAAGTGAGTTAAAAAATTCATATTGAGATTTTCCGTTTAATAGATTTGAATAGCTTACAAATGTTTCTACAAATTTATTTTGTGTTTTAATTCTTAATCTATCAGTTTGAAATAAGGTTTTATTTTTATTACTATTCCACCACCTTATTAATCTATTAACATTTACATTTTCAAAATCTGGAAATTCATTATAAATATAATATACGTTTGTTGCAGAATAGCAAGTTGCATAAAGAAACGCAAGCCAATATCTTTGTTCTATATTTAATTCAAATCTATTTGCAATATATCTTAAACAATCATTACTTGGATCTATGTCTTTTGCTATTGAAGATTTTATATGATATTCTAAATAGACGTCCATATATTTTGTTCAATTCCTTTCGATGTTTTTGTTTCTCCAGATTTAATCATTCCCATTTTTTTATAAAATTTATTTCCAATATGATTATCCTTATTGCATTTCAACATTAATGGTTTAGGTATATTATTATATAATTTTTTCCCTACTCCTTTTTGTTTACAATCAATATCAACTGCTATTTCATAAAGAACGTAAGACTTATATTTTTTACTGTAACCTATTCTCATAAAACCCATATTTTCAATTACATAAAATTTATGGTTAGCCTCTCTTGATAAATATTTATCCCAAGTCCAGAACAAATTAAAATTTCCAATTTCATTTGCACTTTGTTTATATAATTTTTTTATAAATTCTTTATCACTCCGTTTAGCTAATCTAAAATTCATAAATAGTATTTTCTTTTAATTTTGTTGGCTCGAAATATTTGTTTACTCTTTTAAATATATCTCTTGTAGAGGCTAAATAAACGCTATCTAAGTGATTTAATTTCCATAATGGTCGTTTGCTATTCCTAATTGCTAAAATATCATTAGACGCAGTTAAAATAATTCCAGCAAACGATCCAGTTGTTTCCTTTACAAATTTCTGTATTAAATTAACATCAGTTCCACAAGTCTGTAAAATAATTTCTCCGTCATTATCATATTTCATTTTAATTTTATACTTGCTCTCAATTTCTTTTTTTGTTGACATATCTAAAACTCCGTTAAACACCAAAGACATTTTTTCGTTATGAATTGGTTGATTGTTGTCGTGATTTTTATAATCTCCACTTGTAGAATATCTATTGTGGTAAATTATTTTATTAGAAACTGGCAAAACTATATTTTTTAATTCATAATGTTTTTTTGTTTTAATTTCTTTATCGAAATATGAATATCCAAAACTGTGAAGACCTCTTATTTTGCTTTCAAATATTATGTCTTTTAAGACTTTTATATTTTCTGTATTTGGGTTTTTACTACTAAAGCCTACAACTCCACACATTTATATAATTAATTTAATTTAGTACCACTTTTTCTATTTTTCGCAATTTCGATTTCTTCTTTTGCAGTTCCGCAACTAATCATATTTTTACGATAATACATTACAAGACTTATTCTTTTAGCATCTTCGTCAATTAAATTTATAGGAGTATTTCCGTGCCATTGATGAACGTCTACTAAAAGCAAATCGCATTGTTGTAAATCAAAAGCAACTCCCCACTTTGGAACAACAAAATAACCTCCAGTATATCTCCCATTTCTTAACGCAACTAAATTACCAAAACCATTTTCAAAATCTCCAGCGTCAGTATGTACTGCCGTTTGCCAATTACTATTAACTGTAACTGTTGTAAATGCAGTATTTGTAATTACAAAATCTTTAGAGGTTTTGTCAGCCTCCTCTCTTTGTAATTTATAATGTTCTGGCATTAGCTTTGCATAAGCCTTGTCAACAAAATTAATTATTGGATAGGCTTTTTTAAACTT